AATTTTACAAATATACCTATGGCAATTAAGAAAAAAGAATTTGATTATATATCAAAATTCTCCACCAAAACAAAATATAAAGATGAAAATTTTTATTACTGTGGAGAAGCGTTTAATAACGCATGTGGATTACCGGGACCTGTGATGGGTAACATTAACATGTTTCTTGGTCACACTAACTCATCGAAAACCACTGCAATGATTTTGGCTGCGGTTGATGCACAAAGAAAAGGTCATTTACCTGTTCTTATCATTACAGAAAGAAAATGGAAATGGGAACACGCACTTGAATTAGGTTTTCAGGCAGAGAAAAATTCTGACGGAGAATGGGTGGGTGATTTTATTTTTAACGACTCATTCGAATACATTGAACAAGCAACTGATTTTGTTAATGAAGTTATAGATGCTCACGAAAAAGGTGAGATTCCAAGACACATTTTGTTCTGTTGGGATTCTGTAGGTTCAATACCTTGTAAGATGACCTTCGATGGTAAAGGTGGTAAACAACACAACGCAAGTGTTTTATCGGATAAAATAGGTATGGGTGTTCACTCTAGAATTACTAAATCTAAAAAAGAAGATTACCCAACTAAAGAAAACCCATATTACCTTACAATGGTGGTGGTTAATCAACCATGGGTAGAATTACCTGACAATCCATTTGGTCAACCAGAAATCAAAGCAAAAGGTGGTGAAGCTCTTTGGTTAGCATCTGCACTTGTTTTCCTTTTTGGGAATCAGAAAAAATCAGGTATCAATCATATTGACGCAGTTAAAGATGGTAGAAAAATATCATATGCAGTTAGAACGAAAATTTCTATTCTCAAAAACCACGTAAATGGTTTAGGATACAAAGACGGTAAGGTTATTGTTGTTCACTATGGATACATTGCCGACACAAAAGAAGCATTAGAGTTATACAAAAAAGAATACTCTAATTTTTGGAAAGAAAAATTGGGTGGTGGGGATTTTGAATTATCAGAATCAACAACAGTTGACTGTGATGATGAAGATTAATTTTTTTTTGTTCAACCTGTAATAACAATGATTAATGTCTAACGTACTATTAGTAGATGGTGATAATTTATTAACTATTGGTTTTTTTGGTTTAAAAAATCATTTCTATAAAGGTGAACACATTGGTGCGATATACCATTTTGTGAACACACTTCGAAGAACAATAGAAATTCACCACTTAGACAAAATTGTTGTATTTTGGGATGGTCAAGACGGTTCTCTAACAAGAAAGAGGTATTACCATCAATACAAAGAAAATCGTAAATCTAGAATTAGAACAGAAGAAGAAGTACATTCTTACGGTAAACAACGCAATCGCGTTAAACAGTATTTAGAAGAACTATTTGTTAGACAAGGTGAATATGAATTTTGTGAAACTGATGACGCGATTGCTTACTATTCTCAAAATTCCCCAAAAGAAAAAAAGATAATATTTTCTTCTGATGGAGATTTGACTCAACTTGTGTCGGAAAATACAAAACTTTACAATCCATCACACAGTAAAATTTATCAACCGGATGATATGTTTGTTTATGACCATGAACAGATTCTTATTCAGAATATAAAACTGGTTAAGATTATTTGTGGTGATAAATCCGACAACATTGCAGGTATAAAAAACTTAGGTGTTAGAAGATTAATCAATGTAGTTCCCGAAATTAAGACTCAAGAAATCACGATAGATTTTATAAAAGAAAGATTTAATACGTTATTTGAGGAAGATAATGATAATAACGTAGTTAAAAATCTACTTACTGGTGTTACCAAATACGGTGTACTTGGTGATGAGTTTTTTGATGTCAATAGTAGAATTGTAAGTTTAGATGACCCATTTTTAACTGACGACGCTAAGGAATCGATAAATTCTTTAATGAACGATTTAATAGACCCTGAAGGTCGTTCATACAAAAATACAATGAAGATGATGATGGAAGATGGGATATTTCTATTACTTCCAAAATCTGATGATGCGTGGATTAATTTTCTAAATCCCTTTTTGAGACTAACAAGAAAAGAAAAAAATAAAAAAATAATAAAAATTAAAACCAATGAGTAATCAAGACTTAACAAAATTCGAGTTTCTCCTGACTCTTGAAAAAAACATTATTTGCCAACGTTTTTTTAACGTTAAAGAGCATAACCCTAAATCTCGCCGCTCGTTAGATTTACATGACTACGTTAAATATATTTGTGACGAAATCGCATATGATTTGAAATCAAAAACTTTGGATTATCTAAACGAAAATCGTGATTATTTTTACGGTTTAGAGGGTGTAGAATCTAGTGATGAAAATGATAAAGAAAGTTTCTTGCTCGAGATTAAGATGGGAGACGAAGTATTTATTCAAAGAATGTTTCCCTCAAATATTTTTCACCCAAAAGTAAGATATACGGTAGACATTCGTCCCAATTTGAAGAGATATTTGTCGGACTTAACCGATATTTTATCTTCTAGACAATTGGAAACAACTTATTTAAATTATCAATTATAATAAACATATTAACAATGACAGAAAAGAACTTTGGAACACTCGGAACATCATTCCAACAATCATTAATTAAAGCGATTATCGAGGAAAAAAAATACGGGGAGCAAATTATTGATGTAATCGAGAGCAAGTACTTTGATAACGTTTCTTTTAGATTCATTTCTGAACACATAAAAGAGTACTACAAGAAATATTCTAAGATACCAAACTATGAAAGTTTGGCACTTAAAATAACTTCTGAAATGGGGTCTCAAGAAAACGCTAGAATCCATTTGGACACACTTGAATCAATCAAGGAGAATACTCAAGATAGTTCATTAGTTAAGGACGAGGCATTAAATTTCTGTAAACAACAGAATCTCAGAAAAGAATTAAAAAGGATTAATTCAATTATCGATAATGGTGCGTTCCATGAATACCCAACTATCGAAGGAATTATTCAAAAAGCACTTGAAGTAGGTCTCCCACCTGAAGAATCAATGGACGTGTTTCACGATATTGACTCAGCATTAGAAAAGGACAATAGACAGGCTATACCAACAGGAATAAATGGTGTAGATTCAGCGTTAAAAGGTGGATTAGCCAGAGGAGAATTAGGTGTAGTTTTAGCACCTACAGGTACTGGTAAAACTACTTTACTTACCTTATTTTCAAACACAGGGTATAATCACGATTTTAATGTCCTACAGATATTTTTTGAGGATAATCCCGCAAACATTAAAAAGAAACACTTCACAATTTGGTCAGGTATTGAACCTGACGAACAACCCGAAAGAAAAGAGGAAGTTAAACAAATTGTTGAAGAAGTTCAACAAAGAAGTAAAGGGTCTCTTAGTATCATTAAATTACCAAGTGATTCAGTAACAATATCCGAAATTAAATCAAGAATAAGAAAACACCTGTCTGATGGAAAAAAATTAGACCTTTTAGTGATTGATTATGTTGATTGTATATCACCAGATAGAAGCAGTTTCGGTGAAGAATGGAAAGGAGAGGGTTCTGTAATGAGAAGTCTTGAATCAATGACAGGTGAATTTGATATTGCAATATGGACGGCAACTCAAGGTAATAGGGAGTCAATTTCTTCAGAGGTTGTTACAACCGACCAAATGGGTGGTTCAATTAAAAAGGCACAAATTGGTCACGTTGTTTTATCGGTTGGTAAAACACTTGAACAAAAAGAACACAGCTTAGCAACTATGACCTTACTAAAATCACGTATTGGTCAGGATGGTATTATTTGGAATAACTGTAAATTTGATAACAAATTTTTACACATCGATACCGAAACACAAACAACACTTCTTGGTCACAAAGAAGACAAAGAAAAAAATAATCAGACTCGAGCAAGAGAGGCGTTTATTAAGAGACAAGAAGTTTTAAACCGTAACTAAAAAAAATTTTATTAATATGAGTGAAAAGATTTTGAAAGAAAATCCAGGACGTTTTGTCCTTTTTCCAATTGAACACCACGACATTTGGAAGTTGTATAAACAACAAGAAGCGTGTTTTTGGACAGCTGAGGAAATAGACTTGGCTCAAGACATTTATGATTGGGAAAACAAATTAAATGAAGATGAACAACACTTCATTAAACATGTATTGGCGTTCTTTGCCGCATCTGATGGTATAGTGAATGAGAATTTGGCATTAAATTTTGTCAATGAAGTTCAATATACTGAAGCGAAAATGTTCTATGGTTTCCAAATTATGATGGAAAATATACATAGTGAAACATATTCACTTTTAATTGATACATATATCAAGGATAAAGAAGAACAAAACCTTTTGTTTAATGCAATTGAAACAATTCCCGCTATTAAAAAGAAAGCCGAATGGGCAATTAAATGGATTAATTCCGATTCATTCGTTGAACGACTTGTAGCATTTGCTGCGGTTGAAGGTATTTTCTTTTCTGGCTCATTTTGTTCAATTTTCTGGCTCAAGAAACGTGGTTTAATGCCAGGATTAACATTCTCAAATGAGCTGATTTCTCGTGATGAGGGAATGCACTGTGATTTTGCGTGTCATTTAAATAATAATCACATCGACAAAAAATTAAGTGAAGAAAAAATTAGAGAAATTATTTGTGGGGCTCTTGAAATTGAAAAAGAATTTATTCTTGAAGCGTTACCGGTTAGATTAATTGGTATGAACTCTGATTTAATGGCTCAGTATCTTGAGTTTGTTACTGATAGATTACTCACATCATTAAATTGTTCAAAAGTGTATAATTCAGAAAACCCATTTGATTTTATGCAAAACATCGCTTTACAAGGTAAAACAAACTTTTTTGAAAAAAGGGTTGCGGAATATCAAAAAGCCGGTGTTACAAACGCATCGTCTATTGAAGACATAACAAATATTGGAGATATTGATTTTTAATTAATTAAAGAAATGAAAGTAAAAAAAAGAGACGGTTCCTTTGAGGAGATGAGATATGACAAGATTACAAGAAGGATACAAAATTTCTGTGATGATTTAAACACTGAATATATTGACCCAACTTTAATCACATTGAAAGTTACACAAGGTATCTATGATGGTATCACAACGACCGAGTTGGATGTTTTAGCGGCAGAAACCGCAGCATCGTTAGTAACCACTCATTCTGATTATGCAAAACTGGCGGGAAGATTAGCAGTCTCGAATTTACATAAGACCACACCAAAAAAATTCTCACAAGCAATTAAAGAGTTATATTCTTTTATTGAACCAAAAACAGGAAAAGAAACTACATTAATATCTGATGAGGTTTTTCAATTTGTTCAACAAAATAGAGAGGCGTTAGATGGTGCGATTAGACAAGAAAGAGATTTAGATTTTGATTATTTTGGATTTAAAACCTTAGAACGTTCATACCTTTTAAAGGTTGGTAAACGAATTGTTGAAAGACCACAATACATGTACATGAGGGTTGCTGTTGGTATATGTAACGGAAATTTAGAAATGGCGTTGAGAATTTATGATGATTTGTCCCAACATTTTTATACACACGCAACACCAACCTTGTTTAATGCTGGTACTCGTAGACCACAAATGTCTTCATGTTTCTTAATTGGAAATAAAGGAGATGATATTGATGGTTTATTTGATACCATAAAAGATGTTGCAAAGATTTCAAAATGGGCTGGAGGTATTGGACTACATGTTCATAATGTGAGAGGTAAAGGTTCATATATAAAAGGTACAGGTGGAGAATCCGATGGT